AATCGTGAATCTCAGAGCCATTGGCTCTGAGATTCACGATTCGATTCTCATTACTGACTATGTGACCGAGGACACTATCGAAGAGCGTGTAATTCAGGCTCTAGATACCAAGGCAGACAACTTTGAACAAGTTGTACGCGATAAAGCGAAACTACTTGACATGCTTCGCTCAGAGAAAGTAAAGTAATTTAACAATGACAGAACAACAACCCCCGCTAAGAATCTCTAACTCAGAGATTCAAACATTCAAGGACTGCCGTCGTAGATGGTACTTCAGCTACTACCTACGTCTTCAGCCTAAGATGAAAGATTTTACTGGAGCACTTGCACTTGGTTCTCGTATCCACGAAGCAATGGACCAGTACTACTCTTCAGACATGACTCTTGACCTACTAGAGGTTCACTCTGAACTTGTAGCTAAAGACCGCAAGATTTTGATGGACGACTACCGCGATACATCAGACCTAGAAGCCGAAGCAGAACTCGGTCACATCATGCTCGCTGGCTACCTTGAGTGGGTAGAAGATGAGGGCATCGACATGGAGCTAGAGCGTATCTCAAATGAAGAGATTATCTCTATGCCAATGTTTGATGGAGCCGTTGAACTTCAGGGTAAGTTGGATATGCGTGTTCGTCGCAAGTCTGACGGTGCCCGCATGTTCCGTGACTTCAAGACTGTTGGTGGTTCGTTCACCGAGTTCGGTTCTACCGCTCACATGAACGAGCAGATTCTTACATACATGACTCTTGAAGCTGCCCAAAACAAGGACGGCGAGCGTTCTGACGGTGGTATCTTTACCATGCTAAAGAAAGTGAAGCGTACTGCTAACGCAAAGCCACCTTTCTACCAGCAGATTGAAGTCCGCCACAACATTTACGCACTGCGTAACTTCTGGCAACGACTTCAAGGTGCTATTGGAGATATGCTTAACGTCCGCAAGGCTCTCGACGAGGGAGTAAGCCACCAGCTGGTTGCGTACCCACGCCCAAGCCGTGACTGCAAGTGGAAATGCCCATTCTTCTCCGTCTGTCCTTTGATGGATGACGGAAGTGCTGCAGAAGCAGCAATCAGAGATTCGTTTGTGGCTGGAAACCCTTACGATTATTACGGAACCACCGAAGAGAAAAAAGGAAATGAATAATGTCTGACGTACAACGTAGTTTGACAATCATGGTCCACGGCGAGTCAAAAGTTGGTAAGTCCACCTTTGCCGTCACAGCACCATACCCACGTCTAATGCTTGATGTTGAGGGAGGCCACCGCTTCCTACCAATCAACGTAAAGTATTGGGACCCAGTACGCGAAGAGCCACCAGTGGCCGATGGCACCTGGGACACAGTTGTAGTACAAGTTCGTGACTACGACGTCGTTATGAAGGCATTCCAATGGCTTCAGAGCGGCAAACACCAGTTCAGGTCCCTCATCATTGACTCCATCTCGGAGTTGCAGGTGAAGTGCATGGACAACATTGCTGGTACAGAGCAAATGAAGATGCAACAGTGGGGCGAACTACTTCGCCACATGGGAGCACTACTTCGTGACCTCCGTGACCTAACAATGCACCCAACACAGCCTCTAGAGGCTATCGTTCTGACTGCTATGTCCCGTAAGGGTCAGGATGGCGTATACCGTCCTTACCTACAGGGTCAGCTAGCAATTCAGGCTCCATATTTCTACGACATCCTTGGTGCTATCACCGTGGAGCAGGTACCCAACCCTGACCCGATGCAGCCACCATATAAGGTCCGTCGTATGTATGTGGAACGCACACCAGAGTATGAAGCTGGTGAGCGTGTCCAAGGTCGTCTCGGCAAGGTTGTCGAGCAGGGCGATTTAGGTATTGAACGTATGCTCGACATGGTCTTCGGCGAGAAGGCACAATCCACTACAACAAAGAAAGTAGGCTAACCCCTATGAGCTCACTAAATTGGAGCGACCTCGTAAAAGAGGCAGGCGAAGTAAACAATTACGAGCCACTACCAGACGGCGACTACGACCTAAAGGTTGTCGAAGCCACCGCAAAGGTATCTCAGTCGGGCAAGACTATGTTCTCGCTCAAGACTGAAGTACAGGCCGGTCCACACGCAAAGCGTCTAGTTTGGGACAACCTTGTTGTTTCTCCAGACTCTTCAGCGGCACTAGGTATGTTCTTCAAGAAGATGGCTGCACTTGGCCTGAATCGCGCATACTTTGACCAGAACCCATCTAACGCACAGATTGAGCAGGCTCTAATCGGTCGCACTTTCCGTGGCCAGGTTGGCTCTCGCATTTGGCAGGGTAACAAGAAGAACGAGATTAAGATGTACTACGTCTCGGCTTCTACCGACGCTACAGTATCAGCTCCAGCCTCTCAGGTTGCTGCTCCTGCTCCAGCTCCAGCCCCTGCTCCAGCCCCTGCAGCACCTATTGCTGCAACTGACGCACCGTTCTAGACAATGTAGTAGAGGGGGGCACTTTAGCAGTGCCTCTCTCCTCTACGTATAGGAAACTATGAAAGTACTTCTAACTGGTATGACCTCAGGTCACACCTCTAAAAAAGCTCACCAAGCAAATCTAGGCTTCTTTGGTGTGCTAGACCGTGCTCTCTCCGAGGCTGGGCATGATGTTGTCTGGTCTCGTCCAAACATTCTTTGGACATCTAAAGACCTAGAAACCTTTGATGCAGTATTTGTAGGGTTAGTCCCGCCGACCAGCCTTAGTGCAAATCAAGCATACGGAGCGTTAAGCCTTATTGAAGAGCTTTACACATCTCCAAAACTTTACTTAGTAGTAGACAATCCTCAGCACTGGCTAATTAAGCCAAGCCTAAAATCCGTACTTAGCGACATCCAAAGTCTAGTTAAACCTTTCTACAGCAGACGTAGCGAATACTTGCTAGCTAGAGAACCTAAGAACCTAGACAAGATGCTTCACGCTTGTGAACTTTTACTTACGGAAACCTGGCCAACAACTATCTACCCAGGGCTACCATGGAAGTCTGATGAGTCAGTCAGCGAACACTTACCAAGTGGTGCAAGCAGTAGCGTAGTCGGTCTAAACTTTGACGTATTATTGCTAAATCCGGAGCGTTCAGAGGTTGAAAGAGCATCCACCCACTGGGCCGTTAGCAACCCTAAAACTAAGTGGGCTAAGAAGATTGCCAACAATACATCTACTCCTATTAAGCCTCTAAAGGCTTCTAAGAAGGAAACAGACCAAGAAGCTATGGACACCCTAAGAACCGCTGTAGGGCTCCTAGTAGGCCCTCAGGACCGAATTGGAGGTACTTGGTGGTCACCGGCGTATGTTCAGGCTATCAATACTCTAACCCCCGTAGCAACCGAATGGCGTGAGTCGTCTTCTATCTCGCCAAGCTGGTCGCTACTACCATCTTCCATTGAAGACTTACCAATCGGAGACCGAATTATGCTTGCTGTAAAGCAAAGAGAAGACTACATCTCAGTCATCCCTGACAGGGAAGAATCACTAGAAACACTACAAACACTACTAACACAAGTAACAAGGAGCTAGAAATGCCAGAAGTAAATTTTGAATGGGTACGCCAGCAGATGCAGGACGCCAAAGTTAAGGTTGGCTCGGGAAACATGATTCTGAAGCTGCTAGAAGTTTGGGCAGATGACAGCAAACTTTCTCCAGGAATGGCTAAGGAAGCTGCCGAGATGTTTAGCAAGTTGGCACTCAACCAATCGCTGTCAGACCCTAAGCCAAATGCTGATGAAGTTTGGGTACAGGCTATGCCAGGGCATATCGTTGTCGGAGACGAGGTACGAGTAAAGAATGACGCATTTGGCGACACATCTGGAACTATGCACAACGGACGTCGTGGAAAAGTTACTGGAATCCGCTATGGAGATATCATCGTGAACATTACTGATAACAAGCAGCCAGTTCTTTCTGGAGTACATTACTCCCCAGACAAGCTAGAAAAGCGAGTTCGATAATGCGTACATCGTTTGAACTAAAGTTCATCGCCACAGACTATGAGTCAGCCTGTGAAGCTACAATCAACTACATCAGCAGATTTCTAGGAATTGAACCAAGTGAGGTAGCGGACAAGGTCGACACAGAACTTAAGGTAGAGCTCAATGACGGTAAATACGAGATAACCGCTCATAGCAAAGTCAAAGCAAACTTTGTCACTTTTGGACTTGACAACCACAAATAACTACAGTAGGGTCTAGATATGCAAACATTCGTACCCGTAACAGATAGCTTTGAACACATTGCCAAGGTGCTTGACAACAAGCGTCTCAATAAGCAAGCCCTTGAAGGCTGGCAGATTCTTATGACTCTACTTGAGCTTGACCCGCAGGGAGACCACCGAATACCAAAAGGCTGGGTCAACCACCCTGCTGTCAAAATGTGGCGTGGGCACGAATACGCTCTTTATAGTTACATCCAAGCAATGGTTGACGAATGGAAGCGTCGTGGCTTTAAGTCAACTATTGGCGACAAGGCTAAGGCAACTATCATGCGTGCTATCGAGCTCAACCTTGTAGATGGCCATAGCGAGAATCCAAGCTGGCTATCAAATCTCAGCTACTTTAGAACAATTGCATCTAGCCATCGCCTAGCTCTACTCAGTAAAGAGTACGAGTGGTACTCCCAGTTCAAATGGCCGGAAGACACCGGTAAAAGACCAGAAACTTACGAATATATCTGGCCTGTATGATTTTTGAAATCCACGGGTAGTATTCAAACAAAAGGTAACTAAACAAGCTAAAATCTTTTATATGAAGGATTTAAGAAAAGGCGAGTCACTCTGGTCAGAGTGGGAAGGCTACGGCTACCACTATAACTTTGGTGACTCCTCCCTAGTTTTTTACACTGAAGAACATGTCGACCTGGAGATAGAAGTTGTTAAGCGTGCTCTAGCATCCTCTCTACAGCGTGAAGGTGTTGTATCATCTTTGGCTCAGGCGTTTCAACTCATAGACGCGGGAAACATAGAGCAAGGATATGCTGGCCCAGTTGGCGGAGACATATACCTAACAGTCTGCGCCGATGATGGCTCTACCTTAGAAGGTAGCGAAGTAGACGAAATTATAGAAATAACCTATGTAGAAATACAGTACCCGTGATAAGTCAAGATTGGCACGAGGATTCAGAATGTGCAAAACCAGCAAACAGAGACAAAGTAAATCTATTTTTCTCAAACAAGAACAACGACATATTCTCAGCAAAGCTAATGTGCGATGTGTGCCCAGTCCGAAAAGAGTGTGCAAAGTGGGCGTTAGAGAACAAACAAATAAACGGTGTATGGGGCGGTCTAGATGAAGACGAGATTAGACGCACCCTCTCAGTAAACTGGGAAGGGCAAGAGATTCGTCGTAAGCGATTCCCTAAGTGTCCTGGATGTAATACAGGTACAGCTGACCTAATCACTAAAATAGTCAACAGACCAAATGGCGGACGCTGGGCAACTATGCGTATGGTTGAGTGCACTGAGTGCAGCTTTGAATGGCAAAGTCGTACTAGTGCAAACGCTGTTGATGCGTATCATGCTCAGCGTGCAGAACGAATGATTAAGGCGAAGAAGGACCAGGCAAAAGTGAAAGCAGCTAGAGCTAAGGCTAAAGCCAAGAAAGACTCACTTCCCGAGTAGGTAAGACCTTGCTGACTCGTAGTCAGTAAATGTAGCTACAGTCTTCTTTGTTATCTTGTTGATAACTATGTATATTTGGTTGTTCTCTTCATCTAGTGATGGCAGAATAATTAACATTATTGTTCAACCTTATTAGTTATCTCATTCATACATACACCACATATATAGCGGTCAGTAGTTCCTTCAAAAGTAATGGGGATATTTGCATTCCCACATTGCTCTGTTTCACAAATTAATATAATTGCCATTAGTAACCCATTCCTGCAATAATTTCTATTGCGTGCCAGTGATATAAATATGTTGTTCCTGTAGCACCAGAAACGTTTCTTACAGATAAAGTAAATCCAGTGGTTGTAACGCTATTAACAGCTGCTACATATCTTTGTGAGCTAGTAGAAGCTGTTACAGCTGGTGCAACAGAGAATCTACCATTAGGGAAAGTTATAGTAAATGTTTCACTTGCACCATCTGTTAACGCAGTAGTTCCAGTGGTTGATGTTGTACGGTTAGCAGCAACTTTAATAGACTCTGAAGGAGCAGTAATAGTTCCATTAGCATTTACGATTGTCGCATTAGA